AAACTCTGATACTGGGTCATCTTGATTGAGGGTTGTTAGTGAGTTTTCGATATACCAAAGTCCGGTTGGTCCTTGGAATCCGTGGTCCCAAACTCTAACGAACGGCATTTCTTCGCCAACAGATGCTGGTAGGAATCTAATGACTGCGAAGCCATTCCCTGCCTTATCTTTTGTTGGTTTCCAAAATTTTCCTGCGTTAGGATCTGAGTATGATTTTGTAGAAATTTTCTCTAACTGAGAATTCAGTTTGTCGAGAGTCTTTGTACGATTTTTCTTCAGTGAGTTGAAGTCTGTTTGTGCCATTATTAGTTCTCCTGATATATAGCGTTATATGCGTAGTATTAAAGTGAAAAATGGTCTTTGATTAATTTCGCGAACCGTTCTTCGTTATAATCCAGAAAAGGTTTATATTTTCTAGATTTGTTTATTATATCAAAAGATACGTGTTTGTCAACTACTTTTTCTTGCCAGTACGAAAATATATTCGCGCTATGAGCAAGAATAGTAAATGTTTCCAAACTAATCTTCCTTTGTAAGAACAATGTCATTACATGCGGATGTTGTCCATCCTTTGATATAAAGTTTTGCTTGTATTCATCATTACAATGAGCAAGCTCGGATTTGAAGATATAACCTAAAGATTCTACCCTCTTCCTCCAATTCGTATGTCGGGCTTCACATTCACTATCAAGTAAATCGCGTACCCAGACTTTATTATTTATTAAAAGATTACTCATAATTAAATTAATGTAATCATCTTTCTTTGCCAACTTAGCAAAAGAATAAGCATCAGGTCGAGACATAAAGGTCTCTCTGTTTGCTCGGACCTTACCATTATATTTAAAATAATCGTAACTGTCTGTTGTAAAATGTTTTCTTAATGCTAAGAACTTAACGTAAGCATTAAACGATTCATCACTCGCAATAGTCTGTGATATCTTTTGACTCATCTGATCCCTTCACCATTCGTAAACCAACTGCTTCAGTTCGTATCTTCTCTTTTAACACAGAAGACTTTTTAACTATTTGAGCGACTGTTTCGATTTCAATCTCATTCTTCTCAGCGAAGTCAACAAGCGCATCTATATAAGGTACACCTCGAGATATATGTCGAGCGATTTCATGGTGGATTCTATCAGGTGTTAATGTAACTACTGTCATATCCGAATCCTTATCTGTGTTTGATGTTTTATTCATTTATAGTACCATTATATACCAATCAACACAGAATGTCAATGGTTATTTTTGTTAATTTTGAATTTTTATTAGAAATTCGGTCAAGAAGCTAAATTGCGACTTGACCGATATATTATAACACAGTTCTGAGTGGATGTCAATGGTTTTCTTTTATGAAGCCAGTGACCCCATTATTACAAGGAATGGAAGTGCGAGAGGAAGGGTTATTTGCATCACAGCGACGGTGAGGTGGCAGAAGTGGCAAACACGTTCATTTTCTTTCAGGTGGTCAATGGTGTTAGTTAGAGTTTTCATTTACCTCCACCATTTTGCGTACAGCAGTCATTTTTTAATCTCCAAGATTATTGTTTGTTTGAGTATCTATTATAATCCATTAACAACTATTTGTCAATGGATATTTGTGTAAAAGGAGAATAAAGTTGCTTCATCTATTTATATCAACATATTCCATCCTATACAAATTGTATATATACATGAAGTACACGCTATTGTGTATAACTTTGTATTATATTTCGTTATAGTACTATATTACAAAATGATATACCGCTATTAGTCAATTTCCTCAAATAGAACGTTCTCAACATACTCGTTTTTACGTTCCTCAGAGATTCCCATAGACAAAATAGAACTGTGTAACATACGATTCAACTTTTGATTCTTACAATACTTGTTCTGGGCTTCTTTGGTGTCAAGGTTTTCGCGTTGACGATAAACATCTTTGTCCATCTCAGCAGTATAGAATCTAGACAATGACAAAGCCATGTCGGTTAACTGATCTGTCTCATCACCATCTTTAATTGCACCAGCACCAACAATATCTGGAGAGAATATCTCGAGAGCCCAATCAGGCATTACTCTAGCTTTCTTCCATTCATAATCTTTAGTCATGGTTCTGAACTTAATCATATAAGGATGGTTCTCTTTTTGAGATTCATCGGTAGGAGAGTAGTCACAAAAGCAACCGCTGACCTTTTTAGGATTCGCAACAATATCCAAACCAAAGATAGGTAGATCAACATCAAACCGTGGAAAGATATTAATATGCATCAACCATAACTTGTTTTTGCCAACAGGTTCAATGGTCTTTAGATGAGCTTTACGAATAGACTTGCTTTCCCAAAAGTAATCTTTCCATCCATTCAGATCTGCGGTATGCTTTGGATTCTCAACTCGATCCATTGAGTTATCAAATTCTTCTATCAACGTATAAGCAAGTTTTCTTAACGTATCAAACAGTTCACTATCAACAATCATTACTCTTCCTCAAAGCTACCCATTTTGCGAGCCAAAGCGTAATTCTCTGATTCGTATTCATCTGCGTTATTATGGAATCTTTCAATCAATTCATGAAACAATCTCTCTGCATATTCAAAGCAGTTCTTTGCTTCTGTTTCCATACCATCGTGTAACAGTTCTCTTGTTAATGCAATGAGTTCTCTACGATCTTCAAATTCGTACATAAGACCTGACCCAGGAACATTACGTTTAATAATTTGACCACCATGCGCATCACCAAAGTGTCTTACATATAAATGAGCAAGCAAACCATCGTTATCACCAGCTTCAGCTAAAGTATGTATATGCTTAGCGTATTCTTTTGTTGATGTAAGGTCTTCTTCGATTTCTTCTAGGTCGTATAGCGATTCTATTTCCTGGAGATCTTCTTCGATACCTCCGGCTCTAAAAATTGGTTCGAGTTCCATAGGTACGGCAACTGCGCCTTCTAGGACTCTGTAATTTGATAGTTGAGCGTGTAGGTATTCTTGATATAGTCTAGGACTGATTCCACCACCCAATAGCATATCTGCAAACTCTGTTCTTTCTGCGTTATCGTGATGGGCACGTGTTAGTTGTTTTAAATTATTTGACATTCTTCACCTCTGTAATAATAAATGATATGATAACTGTTTACCATATACGATACTATTTATAAATAATAACTGAACTTGTAGAAACCCAAATATGGAGACGAATATGAATAAGGTAGTATTTAGTGATGTAAAGGTTGAAGCTCATAGAATGGCTAATTTAGCTAAGTGGGCATATGAAGACGCTAAGGAAGCAAAGAAGCTTTTTAAAACAGAAGGTCTAACAGGACATAAGTTTTTTGAAAAGAACGGAGCGCAGGCACACGTTGCTTGGAATAAGGAAGAAGTTGTTTTAGCCTTTCGTGGTACTGAACCAACAGAGTTTAACGATCTTGCAGCCGATTTAAATATATGGCCTGATGGAGCTCAACTTGGTGGATGGGTACATAATGGATTCCAAAACGAAGTCAATCAGTTATGGGATGATATGTTATCCTTTATTACTAAAAGCCATTGGAAAAAGAAGATCAGTATTTGTGGTCATTCCTTAGGTGGAGCCATGGCAACAATTGCTGCTTCAAGATTACACAACGTTGAAAAAGTAGTTACACTATATACCTTTGGTTCTCCAAGAGTTGGTAACGCTGAGTTTGTTAGACTAATGTCTGGTGTTACACATTATCGCTTTGTAAACAATAACGATTTAGTTACAACTATTCCTTTATGGATTATGGGCTATCGTCATCACGGTCAAGTTATGTATTTTAACTTCAATGGTATCTTTAAGAACCTTGCTTGGTGGAGAAAGCTGAAAGACAAGTTCCGTGGCAAGTGGGCAGCGTTAAGAAAAGGACAGCCGTTTGATGGCTTGATGGATCACAGCATGGAAAACTATACTAAATACACTAAGGATAACAAATGATGGAACTGCTCGATAAACTAACGTCTGATACTTTATGGATATATACAGCAATACTTGGATCTTTGACTGGTGCAGCATTCTTATACTGGTTTAAAGATACACGAATGGCTCAATGGGGAGTTGCTAAATTTGATTCCTTTTTGGAAATGCTAGCACTTCGCTGGGGATGGACGTGGTTATATACAGATCCTGATGTATGGAGAAAGAAGTATCCTAAAATAACAATGAAGATTGATACTATTGAAGAAAGGCTCGAAGCACTTGAAGGATGGTCTCACCCAGAAATTAATTTGCATCATATTAAAGATGCACTCGCAACCATCGAGAAACGATTAGATGGTTATGAAAAACAACTAAGGAAGAAAAAGTAATGTCAATTCAAACTCAAATACAATCTATGATGCTTGCTAAGGCAGTAGATTCTATGATTAACGAAAATGCCAGAGCAGACGCGCTTGCTGCTATTAAACGCGATCCTGATTACAAAAAAGAATTGGATAAAGGTGATGAAAGAGCAACTGCAGCTGATGTTGGTGCCTCTAAATTTAATCCTATTACTCAATTGCGTAAGGTTCTCGATACTGGTTCTGGTACAGTTACGTTTGCTAATAAAAAGAGCATGAAGATGAAAGGTGATGACGCCGACAAGATCTTAAAAGGTTTTGATCTATTAAAGAAGCCTAACGATAAAGTTAAGTTTCAGAATCTTATAGGTAGAAGTCCTGAGGATCTAAAGAAGATACTCAAATTGGTTTCAAGATAACTGATGGTGGTATTAACCGATGCAGCAATATCTCAAGCGACTAAGAAAGCAGCGTCTGATGGTAAAAAATATATTAGAATTGGTGTTAAGCCTAGTGGCTGTAATGGTTACGAGTATCTGTTTGATTGGACTGACACTCTTAGTAACGACGATACTATAATACCCTACGGGAAATTTAAAATCGTTATTGATTCAGAAAGTAAGCCTTACTTTGAAAATGCTACGATAGATTTTGTGAAGGAAGGATTTAACGAACAGTTTAGGATCATTAATCCGCTCGAGGAAACTCAGTGCGGTTGTGGTGCGTCTGTTCAATTTAGCACATAATTGTTTCTTATAATTTACAATGTATACTGTAAGAAACATTTAAAGAGTTTTTAATTAAAATAAAAAGGAGGTGATCAAGTGGATTTTATTAAAGCAAGATTGAAAGAAAGGACTTCATTAGATGGAGCAGTTGCTATTGGTGGAGGTATTGTTATGAT